AGGCGGTTGAAGATTGTCGTAAATGGTAGTTGTGTGCCGTCAGGAGCTACGTGGCTGGCGATGATCTTATGTTGGTCATCAGTAGCTGAAAAGAAAGCCTGATACCAAAGATGGGCCTGACCCGGTTCAAATGGAGTTTCCATGTGAGTATGCTTGGATACCCACACATATGTGTGAAGACGGGAGGTGAGCTCATTGTACTTAGTGAGATGATTATGTGCTTCTGAGTGAAGCCTGTGGTAGATGGGTGAGCTACGTGAGTATTCGCGGAGCTCTTCCTCTGTTTGTGGGTCTCTTGTAAGCTCAGGGATTGGTTGGGGAGCTGGGCTAATGCAATGAGCTTCAAGATGCCTCAACCGTTCCAGCTGAACTTCGAGCTCCGCGATTCTGGCCTTGTACTTGTCTCGACGCTCAAGTACTGGTTCAAGCATTGGACCTAGCTCATCCCTCAGTTGTTCTAAGGTAGATAGGGTCGTCTCCGGGAGAGAGACCAAATCCTCGTCCAGTGTCCAGCTTGGGAGGGCTTGACCGAGCTTGACGCTGGTCTTCAATGGTTTGATTTCCGGGAGGCCTAGTGAGCTCATCTACCCTTTCCCTCAGCTGAGAGACTTCTGAGCTGAGCTCAGTGAAAGTTCGGTAGAAATCTGAGAGCCATGCGGTCAAATCTTCTAGTCTGGATGCTTCCACTCTGGGAGTGGACGATGGATCGACTGAGACGAGTGATGGACCAATGGCCGGTGCCCTTCGGGCGAATGGCACCAATTCCAATGTGCGTTTCTCTCGAACACATGTCTCACATTTGGTTACACGACTGTGGGAGCCGTTGGGGGGCTTGTACTTGCGGAAACGAGCTTGGGGGAACTCTGTATTGCAGTAGGGGCATAGCTTCAGCCGTGAAAGCTCAGCGGGATCTTGCGATATGACGTTCGGACCTGGTGGGAGGGCTTCCATTTACTAGTCTGGAATCAGCTGAGCTCAACTGAGCGCTGAACTGAAATGAGCTGAAATCAGCTGAGCTCAGCTTGTAAGGACTTACTCGGCCAAGTAAGTCCTTACAAGTGCTCGGTCAAGTATTTGAATACACCCAAATACAGCCAAATACAGTCGAATACAGTCGAATACACTAGCCGGAAAACGGTTAGACGGTTGATTGGGAGGTATCAGTATAGGCGCCGGGATGGTCCAACACTATTTGTAGAGGTCGTTACAGGGGGGTAGGTCTGCTGAGCTCAAAATACTCAAAACTCGGTCAAAACTCAAAAAACGCCCGCGTAAGCAAACAGGCACTTTTTGTGAGTTTTGCCCAAGTATTTGCCCCGAGGAAGATCTTTAGGCCTGGCCGGAGAGCTTTGTACACCTTGGGGCCCGGGCTGCGCGACTTAACATTAGGAAGGGTCAGCCTATGGCGGACCCGCGCGCAGCCGGGGGAGTGTGGGGGGGCCTTCGGCCCCCCACACTATAGGCCCCGGGGGTGATAAATTGAAAAATTTGCTATCCTCTATCCTCCCTATCCTCCTGTCCTATAATATACTTTCGGGGGGGGGTTGCAAAAATATTGCAGAGGACTACAAACAGATAATGTCATCAGTCGTACATGCCTCCGTTCCACTGCGGCATGTACGACCAGTGGACTTACACCTAGGCCTTTCGGCCTCTCATACTGTCGTTTTTCTTGTCAGAGATGTCCGTGTGTGTAATCCTCTATCCTCTAATTTGTATAAGAGGATCCTCCGGTAATAAAAAGAGGATCCTCCGTTAATATAAAGAGGATGGAGGATTTAACACAAACTGAAATTGTAAACTCTGGGGCTGTACCCCTGACGAGTCCATCGTCTACGGACTCGGACCTGAGTAGGCCTTTCTATGAGCCCCGATCGGTGAGTGAAATGTGCGCCGAGGCTATGCAACGAGGAATTCAGCAACAAGCTGATGGTATTCAGGTTAAACCTGGTCATGTACTCGTCAAGAAGGAGGACGGTACATTAACCCAAATAGCTTTTGATTGCTTGGGGAATTCAGGTGCAAAACCGACGACACTTGGAGGTGGGGGTCGTGGACGTGGTGGGGGTCGTGGTCGTGGACGTGGTCGTGGTGGGGGTCGTGGACGTGGTGTAAAGGCTGATGGGTTCGGCGAGATTCAGAAACAGGGGGAACTTGATGACAAATCTGAGATCTCTGGCGTCGAAGTAGAAGACGGTACTACCAAGTTCCGTTTGCAGTGTCGCAGGATCCATCTAACCTACCATACCCATACGATCTCTCCCGAACACCTACTCGTTAGGCTGCGTCAGAAACTCAAATTTGTGATAGAGCACTATTCCATAGTCCAGGAGAAGGGCAAAGCTGGTGAACATGACCATACTCATGTGCTTCTCGGTTATACGACCAAGATCGATGTGAAGAACTGTCGGATGTTCGACATCGACGAACATCATCCCCACATCAAGAAGGTGGTTACTACGACACACTGGCGTAACACCATTCTCTACCACTACAAAGAGAAGGACCCTTTCACCAACATCCCGAAGAAAGATGGTTATCCACCGGAGGCTGTAGAAGCGACGGTTGATGACGTCTGGTCCTATGACACGAAGGCTGAAATGGTCCATTCACTGTTTCCGAACGTAACTGGTACCAGGGAGGCACTTGCAGTTTTCGAAGTGAAACCGTCACCTACCGATGTAGAACCAGAAGTTGAGTGGCGGCCATGGCAGAAGACCGTGCTGGAAATCGTCTCCGAACCAGCCGACGATCGTACGGTGCACTGGTTTTGGGACCCAAGTGGAGGTGAAGGTAAAACTTTCTTGTCCAAACATCTCGGTCAGTACCGCAACGCCTTCGTCTCTACGAATGGCAGAGTCTACCATGTAGCCACACAACTGAAAGAGTTCCTCTCCCATAAACCTCAGGTGGCCGGGGATGATAATGCGGTAGTGATATTCAACTTCTCCCGTGACTCTGAAAGGGGTCAGAGCTACCAAGCCATCGAGGCGGTGAAGGATGGCTTGGTGACCGCTGTGAAGTATGTGGGAGGGACTATGTACAACAAACCCCCACATATGCTGATTTTCTCCAACTATCTACCGGAGCTCTCGAAGTGCTCTATCGATAGGTGGTTGATCCACTATATCGACGAACAAGAGGTGAAGTGGAGTGCGGGTCAAGTTTGGATCCGACAAACGATCCAAGCCATGCAACTGTACAACCATAATATCCTGATTAGGAATCCTGGGAAGACGGTAGCTCAGCTCCATCTCGAAGGGATAGCAGTCCACATGTTAAAGTCTCAGGGTGGTACCATGCTATTTCCCGAGACTTTAGAAATGTGGTTGGGTGTCGTAACCCAATATATGAAGGACAAGTACGGGGCGGTTCTTAGCTTGAGTAATTTGGGAATGGGAGTAAAGAAGGAAGCACTGTCTGCGAAGTGGGAAAGAGAGAGGCCTGCACCGCAAGTGTCGTTCTAAAAAAACCTGTCTCGAGACAGGTTTACTCTGGGGACTGAAGGCGGTTGAAGATTGTCGTAAATGGTAGTTGTGTGCCGTCAGGAGCTACGTGGCTGGCGATGATCTTATGTTGGTCATCAGTAGCTGAAAAGAAAGCC